CGGGGTGCATGTCGAAAGTCTCGCCAATTCTGTGAAGAAAAGAGCCAAAATATTTACGGTAAGCAATTAAGTAGTCAAAAGGACAACCAAAGAAAACGCGAGTTTTACGAGAATTCACATCATATATCTTTTTCAACTTATAAACTTCATCTTTCAGATAAGCTGAAAAGATTGCATCAATTTCCAAATTATTTTCCGCGTCGACACACATCTGATCGATTCGAGAGGATACATACTGTCCAGCCTCAGAGTTATCAAAATACCACAATCCATTGGTAGGATTCTGCTGAAGATAATCACCTTTATTTCTCCTATTGGGAAATTTTTGGGTGAAAGGAAATCCAGCAGAACCTGATCTATCAATAGAATGAGCCTTGGGGTACTCTTCCTTGAATGGCGTGTTAATAGCCTCTGTCTTCGTATAAATGCGTGTGTCAAGATCTTTACTATTAAATATTGAAATCAATTCATCAGAAACAGCAACAACAGCAGCCTCTATATCAGCCAAACACTCAGCAGATGCCTCATTAGCCTGATATCTAGCGAGCCCCTCATTCAACATCGATGCATGATCAGTATTTCTAAAATCAGTTGTCGAGAGAATGGAAGGCTCAAAAGAGTCATCAATGTCAAGTCCGGTCTTATACTTTGAAGTAGTGGCGGGTGTATAGACCGTTGAAATTGGTCTTCCCACTAAATTTAATCCAGTTTGAACACATTTCTTATGTTGAGTGAATTCAGTAAAATCTCTAGAAGATTTCTTTTCCAATGAAATAATTGTATCAGATTGGGCCATAAATCTTTCAATATATTCACGGGTAAATGCAATAGCAATTGAAGTTGAATTTGCTCCAGCTCTATGAATACCACACAATTTAGATGTGATACTCTTCCCAATGAGATACACTGGATTTCCACAATCTCCTCTAACGGTGACTCCGGAATAACCGATATGACCGAGTGTCATATTATAAATTAATTTTCCACCTTCCATTTTACCTTGATTTGTAATCTGAGCATCAGCAGACGCTGGCTTATGAGTTATTCTTCTTCCATCAATATCATGTCTAACAAACATGAGAGGAAATCCCTTAGGTCTTAGGGTTATAACTTTCATAAACTCTTCCTCAGTGATTATAAATTTGGTAATATCTGCCTGTGCTGGAAACTCTTTATTTGTAACCACGAACAGTGCCATATCACCAAGCTTACTTTTCCTGAGAAGTTTAACTTGCCAATTGTCAGTCTTATCCATCATACGCATCTTAAGGTTCAATGAATCATCGAATGCATGAGCTGTAGTGACTCCAATATTACCTTTTAACATTAACCCATTCAATATAAAACCAGTCGTATCATACAAAGCACATGCATTGTTAGCGACCTTATTAGAGATGACATCCAATTGCTCATCATGCATGCCTTCTTGAATTTCGTTTCTATCCATAGTCATATCTTTTAAATAGTTTGGAAATCTACGCCTGTAGAAATCATAAACTCCTTTGGGAATCTGAACATTTGTCTCGGGGCCAAACAACTTCTGAGTGGCAACGAGCCAAATGCACTTATTCTCATAATCATATGGGATGCCATATGCATAGGAGAATGCAAACACCGATCCGAGGTCAATTTTGGTCTTGTGACTAAGGGGAACTACTTTACTTATCATAAGGTTCATACCTTGCACATCAACATTTCGAGTCTTAATAAACTTGTGCTCGAGTTCTCTCTCTCCACACTGGAATGATGATCTTCCAGTCATAGAGGGAACTTTCCATCCTGCACTATATGGTAAACACATTCCATGGAATGTTCCAAGATTAGATGATTCTTTCATAAGATAAATGCGATCATCATGGAAAATACCAAACTCATTTAGATTGTTGACAACAACATCACCGTTTTCTGGTTTTGCTGTGGGGAGAGT